GACAAAAAGAACACGAGACTGCTTGACCAAAGGTTTGATCCACAAACCGATTGGATAGATGCGACACCAACATGAACCTCCTAGACCCTATTTTTAATTTTTTTGATTGGATTAAACAAACAATCTACAAAATTAAAAGGGGACCTATACAAACTATGCCGAGGAAAAAATGACAAAAGTATGGCGAAAAAACGAGTGGGAAAAAATGACTGAAGACCTTCAAAAAGACCCCAATTTCTACACCTTTGTTCAGGGAATGTATCAAGAAAACACTTCTGAAAGACAAAGCGAAGGAAGAACTCCTTATCTAAATGTTTTTGATTACTACAGGAAATACCCTGAGTGGTTGAGACGAAAATTTTACGGCGAGTCTTAAAATGAAAAAAAACGACACACGATTAAACCCAACGAGGCCCTATGTTGAGGGCGTTCATAAAAAGAAAACCGATCCTGAGTTTAGGGCTTGGTTTGTGGAAAACAAAGATCAGTTTGCGCCTTGGTTTGTTAAGGGTGTTATAGAAGGCAGCAATCTTTGTGTTGCCAATGCTGTTTGGGAGTGGGAAAAGGCGACCGGAAAAGCCTATGAAGACTGACAAAGAAGACATGGTAAACAGACCTCCTCACTACAACCAAGGAGGAATAGAGTGTGTTTTAGCTATTGAAGCAAGTATGACGCCGGAGGGTTTTCGAGCCTATTTAAAAGGAAACGTTATCAAATATTTATGGCGCTACGAACATAAAAATGGTATAGAAGATTTAAAGAAGGCTCAATGGTACTTAGCTAGATTGAGGCTTTGCGTAGAAAAAAACGGTGAAAAGAATGCAGGATTACCAACTAATAAAACATAAGAACAAGTATGTGTTGCTCTGTAGTGATGGTCAAGAAGTTGAGCTTTGTACTCAGAAAGAAGAGGAAGCTGTAAAACTGGCAAAAAGAGCCATAAGACTGTTAAACAGGACTAATCAGAAGCTTCAGTAAAGACTGCTTCTTCTGCTTCCAGGAGAGGTTTGTAGTCTGACAACAGGTCCTTAATTCTTGTCTTGATCTCAGTTTCAGACAAAGATTCCAAAGAACCTGTGCGAATTTCCTTACGCTCAACATAAAGACCGGCCGCTCTTCCTCTTTGAACTTCCGCGGAAACCGCAGCCGTTAAATTCCCTTTTTCAAGAGCCTGATCTCGAATGTCTGCTAGTTTTCTAACATGTCTTCCAAACGTAACTTCGTATTTACGATCCACTTCTGCTTGGAGTTCTCTTATGTATCTGACTACAACAGGATATTTTTGTGGGTTTAGAAGTTCTGATGCTCGGACATGAGCACTTTCTTTGCTATATCCGGCTGTGATTGCACACTCGGTTTGGGTTTTAGATCCGTCGTTGTAAACAAACTCTTTCGCAAATTTGATTTGCTTGTTGGTCAAGTGTTTATCGTTTCGGCCTTTTATGTTTCCTGATGTTCCTTTTGGCATGTTTGAATTATACCCATCAAAGTAAAAATAAGTAAAGATATTTCACCGCACCCACCGCACCTCCACCGCACCTCACTCAGGTTAGGTGAAAACCCCTATAAACAAAGGCTTTCATCCAAAACGCACCTCCGCACCTCACTTTTTGAAAAAAAATTCTGATTAGTCTTTTGTAAAATCTCAAAAACAGAAGTTCAGGTTAGGTTGTAGTTGTCTATATAGGAAAACAAGACCCCTTGATTTTAAAGGGTTTCAGGCGTACCATACCTCGATTTTTACCTAACTTCTAGTGAACTTCTACGTTTTTTTGAGGTGCGGTGGATAAATCAACACAAAACCCCTAGAAATTGAACCTTTATGCCTATAAATTGGAGCTCACCGCATGGAAACAGCAAGAAAACTGTGGGAAATGACCAAAAGTCCCTGGTCCTTCGTCCCTAAAAAACTCAACGAACGTCAAATTGTACAATTCCTACTCGACGTATTTCTTTCCACAATTATGCTTGTATGTATGGGACTAGTTCTATATACTTAGTCAATTAACTATAACTAAGCGCGTTAAGTTCTACGGATAAGAGGTGGTCTCAGTTCGTAGATTTGTAAAAAGTTTACTAAAGATTAGCGCTTAGTTCTCCCAAGTGGATTTTAGTAAACAATGAGGCCACAACACTTAAACACACGGAGAAAAAAATGAACCTGAAACCACAAACGGTATTGAGCACGTTCGACGGCATGAGTTGCTTTCGCATCGTTCTTGACCAACTAGGCATACCCATCAAACAATATTTCGCATCAGAGATTGACAAATATCCAATACAAATCGCGCAAAAAAACTATCCGGATACGATACAACTGGGCGATGTCACCAAAGTATTCGCAAAAGACCTGCCCCCCATAGACATTTTAGTGGGCGGTTCGCCATGCCAAGGATTTTCCTTTGCCGGCGATCAATTGGCCTTTGACGATCCGCGCTCCGCTTTGTTCTTTGAGTTCGTAAGACTACTAAAAGAGTGCAAACCAAAATACTTTTTATTAGAAAACGTGCGCATGAAAAAAGAGTTTCTTGATGTCATCACAGAGCAACTCGGTGTCGAACCCATTTTCATCAACAGTTCGCTAGTCAGCGCACAAAACCGGCAAAGATATTACTGGACCAACATAGAAGGCGTCGAACAGCCTGAAGATCGTGGCATCGTATTAAAAGACATATTGGAAGACTCGGACTGGTTTACGGACCGAGACAAATCGCATTGCCTCGATGCCAACTACTTCAAAGGCGGAAACCTTAAAAGTTACTTCGAAAAACACAGAAGGCAATTGGTGTTTAAAAACGACACAACAAACCTTCCTGAAAAAGCAGACGTGCTAAAAGCAAACTACTACAAATCTTCTCGTGCAAACTTTGAAAACGACAAGAAAAAAGGAAACAAGTTCAGTGCAACAGGCATACCGCAAAAACCCATCCAAGTCGGCACAGCAGTAGACCTCAAAGGGTTTGACATCATCAAACGCGTGTACTCACCGGAAGGCAAATCGCCCACTTTGACAACCATGCAAGGCGGTCATCGACAGCCAAAAGTCGTAACAGGCGCATGGCGCGGTAGGTACAACGAAGACGGATCAACCACACAGAAACTAGAGCTCCGTAAAGACGAAAAAACAAACGCACTGACAACAGTACAAAAAGATAACGTGCTGACAAAAGACGAGGTTTATTGGAGAAAGCTCACACCACTGGAGTGCGAGAGATTACAAACAGTACCTGATAATTACACCGAAGGCGTCAGCAACACACAACGCTACAAGATGCTCGGCAACGGATGGACAATCGAAGTCATTAAACACATATTTAAGAGTATTAAATAAACCTACGTCCGTAATCGCCCAGATTAAACGTTTGATTGGTGGCTTTTTCAACCAAGCCACCCGTCATCTTGCCAGGAAAACCGCCTTCCAAAATAATTTTTTCTCGAAGCGGCCCAATTTCTAGGGCATAAACCACAACATCTTTTTCTCCGTGTCTGAACTCAGTAACCCTTTTAAATTCAAGATTTGGCTCAAATTGTTTGGATATTCTTTTTGCTTCTTTAATTGCGTTTTTATAAACAGATTGAGGCGCACCACCAAACCCTTCGCTTGGAATATACAAGTAATTCACGTCAGGGTCGCTCATTAATATTTTTGAAATCGAAGCCTGTACCATGGCTTGAGGAAAATCTTTTTTAAGTGGCGCATCGGCAAGAATGTTTCTTTCTTCAACACCTTCTGCTTTAACCATGTTTCTTAAATTTTTGTATTCTTCAAAATTTGGAAAATCATGTTGAGGCGTTTCCCCGCCGTCTTTTAACATTGTGTAGATGGTGCCCAAGTTTGGATCGTTTGCAACCATGTCGGTTGCAAGAGGTTGTAAGGCTTCAAAAAGTTTCGCTTTATTATTGAGATTATCAGCAACAACAGCATCAGCCTCCCTAAACATCTGTTGAATTTTTTCTGCCGCCTCCACCATCTCAGCATACCCAGACCGGTCAAATATTCCATTCTCAACCAACGGCACCGTATAAAGCCGTTGCCAAGCATCTTGTGACGTACCACCAAGATCCCGTACTCGGCCAACATATCTCACAATCCCATCAACATAATCGTTGAGAAACGCGTCTTCTTTAAACGTGTATCCCGCTATCTCTTGCAAAGGCTGCTTTTCAAGCAAATCTTTTTTAAGTAGGTGTTTTATTTGAGGCGCATATGTTTCTTCATACAGCTGATCCATCAGATTCTCAAAGTTGCCTCGTGTTGTAGGGCTGAGCCCACGGCTAAATGTTTGAAACGCCAAACTAGGTGAAACCTGTGTTTCAGCCACTAAACGCCCGCTGTTTCCAGGCAACATGTCTTCTGTATAGTTCTTCGCAACGCCCAAAACCCTTAGAGCCAAATTTGCTGGCCTTACGTCGTTTCCCGCATCAATTGTCTGATAAGCTTTCATCAGCTTATCGCCTATACGCAACTGTTTTCTATCTGTTTTTGTCATGTCTGAAGCGTCTCTTACATGACTTCTATACATTTTAGGTTTGTCTGGATCTTGCGTCACCGCATGATAATTAGACTGTATCTCATGGAGCAAGAGACCGCGCGCTCCGTCTTCATGGCTGTACATTCCACCCCTTATCCAACCCAACATACCAGGACCCATCCAATAGTGAGCAGAGTCAGCGTTTTTAATAAAAGCCGGGTCCCCTACTTTTTGAAAGTTGGCCTGTTCTAAAGACCCGCTTTCTTTTAACATTGTCTGAACATCCTGTTCGACTTCTGGAGACGTTCTTGGATCATATTTAAGACCTATTTCCACAGCGTTACCCAGCATTTTAAAATCAGGCTGACTACTTAAAAAATAACCATACGCATATTGGTTCGGATATTGGGGTTTATAAGGCTCTATTGCTCGGTCCGTTGGAGAGTCCTCTACCATAAACGGAAGCAAGGCAGCAACGCCTTCGCTTTCCAACTCTTTTTGTAATCTTTCTTTTACTTTTGGCTCAACAACATCTTCCATCTCGTTAACAAAAGCGTCTTCGCCATTTGGAAGAGGGCTTG